AGCGCCTATTACGCCACGGCATCAAGTTTGCCGCCCGATCTAACTATGGGCTAGATGGCAAGAAGTCAGAGCTAAAGATAGCTGGACAGTCGGTCCCACACTATCCACGTGGCCTGACCTTATACGGCACGGACGTAATGCCTATCTGGACTAAGGACTTCGCAGAGCAGCACCCAGACCTAAAAACTGTTCTAATGACCCTATATGACGTGTGGGTCTACAACGATCTAAAGTATGACGGCCCAATCGTGTCATGGGTACCGCTAGACCACATCACTCCACCGCCAAACGTCATTGAGTTCTTGAAGCGTGACAACGTAACCCCTGTCACCATGTCTCCGCATGGCAAGCAGCAGCTAGACGCCATTGGAATTGAAAATGTTTACATTCCTCACGGTATCGATACAAAGGTTTACAAGCCAACCTACAAGATAAACAATGTAGATACACGCGAATACATGGGCATCCCAAAAGATGCGTTTCTAGTAGGCATGGTAGCCGCAAACAAAGCAGGTGGTCAGGTACACCGCAAAGCATTTGCTGAGAACCTACTGGCATTCAGCATCTTCCGTAAGACCCACCCTGACGCTCAGTTGTACATCCACACCGAGCCGGGTAAGGGATACGGTGGCTACAACCTGCCAATCTTGCTTCAGTCGCTTGGACTCAGCGATGAGTGCATCATCTTCCCAGATCCATACAAGCTACGCAGTGGGTACAGCGAAGAAGAGATGGCAGCGTTCTACACAACCTTTGACGTGTTGCTTAGCACCTCGTATGGTGAGGGGTTCGGCATCCCAACCGTAGAAGCTCAGGCATGTGGCACCCGAGTCATCACAAGCAACTATGCGGCCTCTAAGGACCTAGCATCACCTGATAGCTGGAAGATTGACGGACAGCCATTCTGGGACGAGCCGCAGGCGTCGTTCTTCCAGATTCCATCCGTGCCAAAGATTGTGGCAGCGCTCACAGAGGCTTACAAGGCTGACAGGGCTAAGAGCGAGGTTGCGCGTGAGTTCGCCATGCAATTCGATGTAGAACATGTTTGGGAGACTGGCTGGATGCCATTCCTCAAGGACCTCTTCAAGTGATTCCAGTACTAGGGTTTGCAACGCTGAGTCGGTTTGATCTGGCTCAGCGCTTGCTTGACTCTATTGACTATCCGGTCGAGCATCTAGTCATTGTGGATAACTCAGGCAAGAAGGAATTCGAGCCTAAGACTTCAGAATACATTCAGAACACATGGCTTATCAGAGTGCCTCACGGCCTCGGTGCTAACGGTGCTTGGAACCTGATTATCAAGTCAACGCCGCACGCGCCATACTGGGTTATCCCGAATGACGATAGCTGGTTTGAACCGGGCGCTCTTGAGCAGATCGCAAAGAACGTAAATACCAACGCATTCAACTTTGTGAAGGTAGACCCTAAGTGGAGCTGCGTAATCCCAACTGAAGGCTCTGTGATGAAGGCGGGGCTATGGGATGAGGTGTTCCACCCGGTCTACTACGACGATGACGACTACGAGTGGCGTATGAGGGAATTAGGCGTCCCATTCAATACGATAGATGCAATAGTCCATCACGATAACTCCTCTACCCTCAAGAGTGGCTTCAATGAACGCAATAGCATTACTTTCAGTCGCAATCATTCAGTATTTTCGAACAAAGTCGCAGCGCACGACCTCGGCACCCGAGGATGGTCGCTCAAGGTCAGGAGGGATAACCGATGGGACTAATGGTCTACACGGGCGGGACGTTCGATCTGATTCACTCAGGCCATGTGAATTTTCTTCAGCGTTGTGCGGATATCGGGGATGTGACCGTTGCGCTGAATACAGATGAATTCATTGAGCAATACAAGGGCAAGCCGCCAATCATGTCTTATGACGAGCGTTGTTCCGTACTGCGGGAATTCAAGTCTGTAACCCGCGTCATTCCAAATGAGGGCGGTGTAGATAGCAAGCCTTCGATTATGCGAGTAATGCCCGACATTATTGCCATTGGATCAGACTGGGCCAGAAAAGACTATTACAAGCAGATGGGCTTCACTCAGGACTGGCTAGATGAGAACTACATTAGCCTTATGTACATCCCTTATACCAAGGGCATCAGCACCACCGAGCTGAAGCGACGGATGCAGGTAAACTAGATACATGGCGATTTCACAGGGCTACACGACACTGGCTTCCGTAAAGGCGATTCTGCGCATTACTGACAGCGTCGACGATGCACTGCTAGAAGAGTGTATCGAGTCAGCTTCACGCCAGATTGACACTCACTGCGAGCGCGTCTTCACTTACGGTACAGCTACCCGTATCTACACTCCAAACGACTCTTTCGTCACTGAGATCGACGACCTCATCTCTCTGACCACTCTCAAGACCTCCAGTAGCGCAGACGGCGTCTTTGACACCACTTGGACCACCTCTGACTACCAGCTAGAGCCTCTAAACGGCCTTGTAGGCGGCAAAGCAGCCCCTTACACGCACATCAGGGCTGTAGGTGACTTTACCTTCCCAATCGACGGCGAGGAGGCCACTGTACAGGTCGTAGGTGTATTCGGTTACGGCACCGCTATTCCTACCGATGTGAAGCAGGCATGTAACCTGCTGGCAATCCGTCAGTTCAAGCGCTACGACAGCCCACTAGGTGTGGCTGGCTTCGGCGACATCGGCGTCGTACGAGTCAGCCGCGTAGATCCAGACATCGACGCACTACTAGCGCCTTACCGCAAGATTCGGATGGGCTAGTGGCAGACATCACCGCAATCAGACAGGGCCTAGCGACCAACCTTGGCACTATCCCGGGCTTGCGTGCATCTGCAGAGCTAATTGATAACCCAACACCGCCAATCGCGGTCATCAACCTAGACAGCATCGATTACCACGGTGCCATGAAGAACGGGTTGACCACATATAACTTCGTTGTAACTGTCATTGTCGGTCGTGCGGCCGAGAGAGAGATGCAACGCAAGCTAGATGCCTATTGCCAGCCCACAGGCGCTCAGTCTGTGAAAGCTGCGATAGAATCTAATAGAAGCCTGTCAGGTGAGGTTTTCGACCTAATCGTCGTAAGCTCAAGCCCGTCAGGTAACATCACAATCAACGATCAAACCTATCTGGCGGCTGAGTTCACAGTCACCGTCTTTGCATAAGGAGAATAAATTGGCTAAATTCGTAGTGACTGGTACAAAGGTCACCGTTAACGGCACAGACGTCTCCAGTTCTTGCGCACGTGCAGAGCTGGTAGTCAACGCCGCTGAGGTTGACGTTACTGACTTCGGCTCTGGTGGCTGGACTGAGGTAATCGGTGGACTAAAGTCCGGAACCGTTTCCCTCGACTTCCACTCGGACTTCGGTGTTGGTGCAATCTCTACCCTGTTCCAGCCTCTAGTTGGAACTATCGGAACTGTAACCATCGTTGCAGCTAACGGCACCGCAGCATCGTCCACCACCCCGCTATACACCGCAAACGTTCTGATCAACTCCTTCACCCCTGTTTCGGGTGCTGTAGGCGACCTCAGCACGTTCTCGGTATCGTTCCCAACCTCGGGAGCAGTTACCTACGCAACCGCTTAGTAAGGAAAAACAATGCGATTCAACCTACTCGTAAAGTTCACCGACGGCACCTCAAAGGACATTCTGGCCAGCACTCCTGACCTGATTGCCTTCGAGGACAAGTTCAATACCTCAGTGGCTAAGCTAGCGACGGAGCAGAGGCTATCTCACCTCCTGTTTCTAGCTTGGCACTCTGAGAAGAGGACTAAGGCTACCGCCCTCAGCTTTGAGGACTGGTCTGCCAACGTAGAAGGACTGGGAGACAGCCCTAAAGACCCAAAATAAAGGGTCTGGGCGATTCCTCGGCTCACTGGTACATTGCCGGTCTAGCAGTCGAAACAGGGATCTCTCCCAGAGAGCTTCTACAGCTCGACGACAGAATGCTGTGGACAATGGCGAAATGGCTATCAGCCAAGAACCAACCACGGAAGTAAGAGAAGCCGCTCCGAAAGGGGCGGTTTTTCTATTGCGGTAGAATTGTTCTCAGACGATAGGCGGCAATTTTGGTATTTCAAGCACTTCTGATGGGCATAGGCCGTCAGTATCTTGTAGGTGCCGCAAGAGGCTTCGGAGCTATCGCTGCAGCGTCTGGCAGCTCCCTAGGGAACTTCAACGCCGCCGAATTGCTATCGGGTAGAGGCAACCCAACCGTCGAGGTAACTAACCTAATTGCGCTAGAGCGACAGCTAAAAGAATTTGGTCCAAAAGCATTCAACGACTTCAAGGCAAAGGCCCGTAGGGTCGGTACGCCGGCACGTGACGCTGTTCGTGAAGGATTCAGTCGTATTGGCTCTGAAGGCCCTCTGGGATACCCTAGAAGGCCGGGGAGAGTGTATGACGGTTTCCACACGCAAAACGGCCGCCTAGCATGGGCCAAGAGCTACTCTGAAGTAAAGCGCAACACCGGCATCGACGTCAACTACAAGAGCCGCAATCTGAGCAAAGAACTGTACAAGCTGAAGACAGGCAAAGACGGTGCTATCTCGGTACTGCGTATTCGCGTCAAGAAGCCAGCACTAGTCATGGCCGACATGGCAGGTCGCGGTGGTAAGGCAATGTACAGCCAAGGTAGATACGAAACCCGCCCATATGAGATCAATCTTTACGGCAAGGGTGTCGTCGAGAGAACCCACCGCATCAACGCTCAAAACAGCATTCGATTCGTCGATAAACTTACTGAGAAGTCTCAGAAGCGTGGATCACGTTATGCGTATCCTGCACTTGAGAAGCACATACCTCAATACACCAGAGACGTCGACAATCTGCTGACGGCTACTATCGCTGAAATGAATAGGAGCTTGAAGGGCTAATGGCTGCACCAATTATTCTCCCAATCCTGTCGATCTTCAAATCGGCAGGTCTAAACCAAGCCAGAACCGCTCTTCTCGGGGCTTCTAAGGACTTTGGAGACCTTGCCGGAAGCATTGGTAGGGCTGCAGGTGCATTCTCCGCATTCGCCGCTCTAACGAGCGCACAGGCGTTCACGCTACAGTCTGTAGAGCTTACTCAGCGCTACGAACGTAACCTTCTTGCTTTGCAGCAGGTCTTTGAAAGCATGACGCCTGCGATGCGTACCTTTAGCAAAGAGGTAGAGGCATACGGTCTATCTCAGTCACAAGCAGCTCAGGCTTCAGTATTTCTTGGTTCGGTGCTAAAGCAGTATGGCTTTACTATCGAAGAATCTGCAGATCAAACTCAGAAGCTTGTAAAACTTGCTCAGGACCTAGCCGTTACCTATGGCTACGACGTGCAAGAAGCCCTCCTAGCTATCACCGCTCTCTTCCGTGGTGAGTACGACCCGATCGAAAAGTTCGGTGTCGCCATGAAGCAGAACGAGGTCAACGCCCGTGTAGCTGCAGATGGCATGGGCGACCTTGAAGGTGCCGCTCTGGCTAACGCGCAGGCCACTGCTCGACTCACAATGCTGTTTGAGCGTGCTGGCGACTCCATGGGAGCATTTGAGCGTGCTAGCAACACTTTGTATGCTGCTCAAAGTCGGTTGGCTGCTGGTATTGAGAACCTGCAGGTAGCATTTGGAGCACCTCTGCAAGAGCCTCTAGCGGCCGTGCAGAATGCTTTTGCGCAGATTGTTAACACTGAGGGTCCCGGCATTGTCGACATCGGAGAGGCACTTGGCGATGCCCTCACAAAACTCAGCCCTGCAATCGTCAACGTTGTAGAAGTTCTAGTTGAACTGATTCAGCCGCTAGAGCAACTAATCGACATTGTCGCTCGCCTACTTGAGATTGCGTTTATTCCGCTAAACCTTGTCTTGGATACTCTCGGCATAGCTCTAAATGCGCTAAACAAACTTCTAGATCTTGGCACGATTGCTTTTGATTTCATCAACGCTTCTATACAGAAGCTTGTAGACGGCGCTGGAAACCAATTCCTAATCTGGCTTCAGGATGTATCAGAAGATTCGGTCATCATCAGCTTCTTGATGTCTCTAGGTGAAGAGCTTGAAAAGGGTGGCAAGGCCCTAGACGATTTCATCGCCAGACAAGAGAACAATAAGTTCACCGAGACATCTCGCGATTTGGCAATGCTTGAGAACGCCACTCGCAATTTCAATAAGGTACTTGGCGACACCGTACCAGAGCTAAGCAACTATGAACTAGCTCTACAGGAGATGGGTCGCGGCTCGGAAGAAGCCAAAGACAGTCTGACCGGCATTGAGTCGGTGCTATATGACATTGAAGAAGCAACTCGTAAGAGTCAAGTCAGCACTGCCTTTAAGGAAATCGGCTTCAACGCCTCTCAGATTGAGTATTTCCTAACCAAGCCTGACTGGTACAACATCTTCAACCAGATCAGCCGACTAGCTAAGCTTGCCGCGCTAGACATCAATAAGGCATTTAGCACCTCGCTCGGTGGCTCGGCAATGATCCTGAATGCTCAGGCAGAGCTAAAGAAGCTGCTAGAGGCTGACCTAGGCGGCAACCCTGACGCACCATCTAGCCCTGCCAAGAAGGCTGCTAAGGACTACGTCAAGGCATTTACCAACGGTATCCGTGATGAGGCAGAGAAGCAGAGCGCTCGTACTCAGCTCGCTGCTCTCGGTGCATCTGCAGGTCTAATCGAAAAGATTCTAAACACCGATGGCTGGAAGAAGGTCTGGCTATCCATCAAGAACGGCACGCTCAGCGTCACGGAGCTACAGAAGGCATTCAACGCCTCTGCAGACGGTGCTAAAGAGCTACAGGATGCCTCAGAGGCTGCAGCGGAAGCAGCAGAGCGTCAAGCCGAAGCTGCTCGCAAGATGTTCGAAGATGAGCAGGCACGCCTAGCCAAGATCGTAGAAACGATGCGTGAGCTTGAGCAAGAACTCAAGGACGTATCAGTACTAGACATGATGCCTTCCGTGGCAGAGATGGGCCAGTACGAGTCTTCGGTTTCTGAGCAGTTCAAGAACATCAAGTCGACAATTCAGAAGGCATTTGACAACAAGGCTATTCTGGCTGATGCTTACAACGAACTTATGGCCTACGCCGATGCTGAGCAGGCTGTACTGCAGGGCATTGCACGCCAGCGTGACGACGTAGCTAACCGCTATCAGCTTGCTAAGGCGCTTATTGAGGAATACCAGACCGTATTCCGTGGCGCTCTAAACCTCAGCTCGCTACTGAATTCGATTGAGGACAAGTCCAAGAAGACTACCGTAACTCAGTTCACTGAGGGTGTCGTCCGTATGGGCAACGGCCTCAAGGAGTTCCGCGTCACTCTGACCAAGGAATGGGAGGAGCAGGTCTCCGAGACTATCAATAAGTCTCAGGCTCTGGTCCAAAAGTTCCAAGAGATGGCTACGAAGGCACGTGCCTTTGCTCAGAACCTACGCACGCTGCGCGACATGGGCCTCAACCCGATGCTGTTCAACCAGTTGGTACAGGCTGGTGTAGTTGCAGGTGGAGAAACCGCTCAGGCGCTTGTAGACGGCGGTGCTGAGGCCGTAAACGAAGTATCGTCGCTGTTCAAGGAGATCGACGAGCTAGGCGGCAATCTAGGCGAAGAGGTTGCTCGTAGCCTATACGGCGATGGCGTCAAGATGGGTCAGGGCCTGCTAGAAGGCCTCAAGTCACTAGAGAACCAGTACGAACTAGCTGGCATCAGCTTGGCTAAGGCATTCACTACCAAGTTCAACGACATGGTTACTGAAGCTGTCGGTAAGGCAGTCCTTGCTTTGCACAATGTCGCTCAAGCTCCGGGCGCTCCGCAGGTAAGTACTGGTACTGATGCGCTGGGTATGCCACAGGTCATCATTGCCCCACAGGTGCCAATCCAGATGCCAAGCGCTATTGTCGTTGGCGCTGACCAGAACCCATTCGGCCCAAGCCCGTTTGCCCCAGTCCCCGGCGGCGCTCCGTTCCCAACTACGACTATCAACATCAACGTAAAGACTGATGCGACCACATCAAATGCTATGGTTGGTAAGCAGCTAGGAAGCATCATTACTTCCTACGTAGAAACTGGCGGATTGGTAGCAATTTAGAATGGCAATTCCAGTACCCAAGGTTGAAATTGGTTTTGACATCACTGGTGCTAACGCTCCGTTCTTCACCCTTGATAGCCCAACCAAAGGTCGCCTAGACAACACGGACTACCGACTATCAGGTTCGATCTTCTACGACGTCACGCCGAAGGTTCGGTCCATCGCTATCCGCCGTGGTAAGAACCGTCAGCTTGATGAGTTCGATCCCGGTCTAGCCAACATCGTCTTTGACAACAACGACCGCACGTTCGACCCTGAGTACGCTGCTAGTCCTTACGCCGGACAGATTATCCCGAGACGCTCTGTGCGCATCTCTAGCGGTGGCAAGCTCGTATTCGTAGGCACAATCGACGACTGGAACCTAAACTACGCCGTAGGCAGCATCTCAGAGGCCGCTGCAGCCTGTTCTGACGCCTTTAGCTTGTTCAACGACCAGCTAGTGCCTGCAGGTACTGCCGTGCCTGAATTGACTGGTACACGCATCAATAAAGTGCTAAACCTCAAGGCCGTAAACTGGCCGACTCAAGAGCGTAGCATCGAAGCTGGTATGACCACTGTCGGTGCTAACGTACTGACCGAGGACACGAACGCCCTAGAGTATCTGAGACAGATTGCACGAAGCGAACCGGGCCAGCTCTTCATGGGTAAAGACGGCAAGCTTATCTTCAAAGATAACCAAGTCGACCTGCCTGAGAATCTACTTGTATTCAGTGATGACGGAAACGGCATTGGCTACCGTGAAATCAAGGTTGTGTATGGCTCTGAGCTTCTCTACAACCGAGTCATCCTAGGCAACGTATTCGGCGCTACAGCGACCGCTACGGACCTAGAATCAGCCGCTCAGTATGGTTCGCTCACCTTCAGCCGTAACGACCTTCTAACGGCCAATGGTGCCGATCTAATCGACCAAGCTACAGCGCTGGTGCAGAACTACTCACAGCCAGAGTACCGCTTCGAGTCTGTGAACTTCTTGCTCGATAAGCTGTCGTTTGAAGAGCAACAACAAATTCTGGATCTTGAAATCGGTCAGGTTGTACGAATCAAGTTCACTCCTAACGGTATTCCGCCAGTCATCTCTAAGCTGGCTGAGGTTATCCGTATTGACCAAGACATCACGCCTGAAGGACACCTCATCTCCTTCGGATTCTCGACCCTAGACTTCGACATCTTTACGCTGTCAGGTGGAGAGCTTGGTAAACTATCATCTGGAAACGTATTGCGATAAGAGGCTGAATTGGCAGGACTTGGTAAAAAAACTTGGTCGCCAGACGACATCTTGGCGGCAGCCGACGTAAACGGCTACCTGATGGACCAGTCGGTCATGGTGTTCAACGACGCAGCCGCTCGTAACGCTGTCATCCCTAGCCCTGACGAGGGCATGGTCACCTACCGCAAAGACTCGAACATCATTGAGGTATTCACCGGTAGCGACTTCGAGGCTGTATTTCCACCTGTCATCTCTGCAGTTCCATCAGACAAGATTGTCGTAGGCGGTACAGTCGCTACGGCGTCCATGACAGCCACATCGGCGCTCGCTAATGGTGCAATCTGGGTAAACGCCGCAGGAGCCGTCACAGTGACCATTCCTGACGTCCTAGACATAAACGACAGCATCATCATCCACCGCAACTCTGGTGGCACCGTGACTATCGCTGCTGGTACAGGCGTGACCTCATGGGCAGGTGCAGGTACCGCAGGCACCGCCGTCACCTTCAAGATTGACACGCTCTATGGAGCTGCAGGTGTACAAAAGGTAGCGGCTAACACTTACCGAGTCGTCGGAAGGATCGTGGCGTAATGTCGGGCTGGAAACAATGGGCAGCGCTAGAGGAAGTTCTAGCAACAGACTTTCAGTCTTACCTGCAGGATCAAGTAGTACAGGTTTATGCTGGCACCGCTGCACGTGGCTCTGCCCTCGGCACCGCAGTCAGCGCTGGTATGGTGTCGTACCTAGAGGACTCAGGGGTTCTGCAGTTCTACAACGGCACCGCCTGGGCGAACGTATCGCAGATCGGTGACATCACCGCAGTAACCGCAGGCACAGGCTTGACTGGTGGCGGATCATCTGACGACGTAACTCTTGACGTCAACTACTCTGCAGTCGGTTCGGCTGTTCTAGCCTCCCCTAACATCACTGGCACGGCTACGATTGCCGCTGGTTCGGTCACAGGCGACCTTGTAGTGGGCGGAAACCTTACTGACCCTAACTGGACTGCCGCACGTGTCCTAACGACCGCTGGTTCGACCGCAGTGACCTCTACTGTCACCACAACCGAGCTTGGCTACCTATCAGGCGTCACCTCTGCCATTCAGACGCAGATCAACGCACGTGTATCGCAGACTAACGGTGTCGTCACGACTGCAGCCGTAGGATCAGCCGTAGTTCGTAACATTTCACTAGGAACCGCAGCGCCAGGTACCGCCGTAGGTATGGATGGCGATGTATTCTTGGTCTACACACCGTAAGGAACCTACATGCCCGCTCAGCTTAAGTTGTCTAGCTCTTGGGCTACCGTCAGTGCGATGTACACAAAAGTCGGCGGTAGCTGGAAGAACGTTACCGATGGGTACGTCAAGGTATCTGGGCAGTGGAGCAGGTTCTTTTCTTCTGGTGCTGCACCTCTAATCGTCAACTACCTAGTCGTAGCTGGAGGCGGTGGTGGTGCTTCTGGTGCCGATCGTGTCGGTGGTGGTGGTGGAGCAGGTGGCTACAGAACTACGGTAGGCACTTCTGGTGGCAATTCAGTAGCAGAATCAGCCTTGACGCTTACAACTGGCGTTGCATACACCGTCACTGTCGGTGCTGGTGGGGCTGCTGGTTCAACTTCTGGCACTTACATTGGAAACCCCGGAAGCAACGGCTCTAACTCAGTATTCGGGTCAATAACATCGACAGGCGGTGGTGGTGGTGGAGCCGCTGGTACAGGTGCGGCAGATGCCAACAACCCCAAGGGTGGCACAGGCGGTTCTGGTGGTGGTGGTCTCGGTTATGGCTTTGACGGTGCTGGAAACAACGCAGGTCTAGGCACTGCTAATCAAGGTTCCAACGGTGGTAATGGTTGGGCCAGCACTACTGTTGCATCTCCACAAGCTTCTGGTGGCGGTGGTGGTGCTGGTGCTACTGGTGGCAACGCAGGCAACGGAACTGCAGGCAACGGTGGTAATGGTCTTGCATCATCGATTACTGGCACTTCTGTAACCCGTGCTGGTGGTGGAGGTGGCACAAGCCGTCAGGGATCAGTTGGTACTGGTGGAACAGGCGGTGGTGGAGCTGGAGCTAGGGGTAGCAACGGCGGTGCAGGTACTGTCAACACAGGATCTGGTGGTGGTGCTGGAAACAATGAGGGCGTTGGCTCACCTCTGCAATCGGGTGGTGCAGGTGGGTCTGGTGTAGTCATCATCAGCTACCCAAGCTCATACATCATCTCCGTAGGTGCAGGCCTAACTGCAACAACCACAACTGTCAACGGCAACAACGTCACAACCTTTACTGCAGGTACGGGAACTGTCACCTTTAGCATTCCTGTCACCTTTGCTCTTGATTACCTTGTAATTGCGGGTGGTGGCGGTGGAGGCTACTCCGTAGGTGGTGGCGGTGGAGCAGGTGGTTATAGAACCGCTACTGGCTTCTCGGCACAAACCTCGACAAACTACACCGTAACTGTTGGTGCAGGTGGTGCTGGCTCAACTGGCGGCGGTAATGAATTAGGTTTTTCTGGTAGCAACAGTGTTTTTGGAACCATCACTTCTGTTGGTGGCGGTGGCGGTAATGGCTTTGGGGCCAACGGTGCTTCTGGTGGCTCTGGCGGTGGTGGTGGTGGTAACACTGGACTAGGTGGAGCAGGTACCAGCGGCCAAGGTAATGCTGGTGGTAATGCAGGCTCCTTTGGTACAAACAATCGCCCTTCTGGTGGAGGTGGTGGTGCTGGGGCTGCTGGATCTAACGGAACTAGCCTCAAAGCTGGTGATGGAGGCGCTGGTCTAGCATCTTCAATTACCGGCACATCTGTAACCCGTGCAGGTGGCGGTGGAGGAGGTACTGACCGTAATACCTCTATGGTCGCAGGTGTAGGTGGCTCTGGTGGCGGTGGTAATGGCGCTCAAACTGTCGGTAACGGAGGAGTTACTGGTGGTTCTGCTACGGTAAACACTGGTAGCGGTGGTGGTGGTGGTAATGCTGGTACACCATCAGGTGAAGGTGCAGGCGGTAACGGTGGATCAGGTGTCGTAATCGTACGCTACCCAAACACCATCGGCATAACCGTCGGTGCAGGACTAACAGCTACTACTACAGCCAACGGAAGCTTCAACGTTACTACGTTTACTGCAGGTACGGGTACTGTGAGCTTTGCTCCTGTTGTTAGCGTTGAGTATCTAGTCATCGGTGGCGGTGGTGGTGGTGGTGGATCGTCAGGTGGTGGCGGGGGTGCTGGTGGTTATCGGTCATCTGTAACTGGCGAATTGTCCGGAGGTGGGGCCTCTGCCGAATCTACGCTCACTCTTTCAACTGGCGTTGCTTACTCTGTAACCGTTGGTGGAGGTGGCGCAGGCGGAGGCTACAGGCTAGAAGGTAGCAACGGCTCTAATTCTATTTTTAGCACAATCACATCAAGCGGTGGCGGTGGCGGAAAAGGAGCAGAAAACTCTACAACTGCTGGTCTCGCTGGTGGATCTGGTGGTGGAGGTGCGATTGTCGCAGGATTTACTGGAACGACTCCAGGTGGTGCTGGCACAACTGGTCAGGGTTACAAGGGTGGCGACGTAACTCAGCAGAGTGGGCTTTACGGTGGCACTGCTGGTGGTGGTGGTGCAGGTGGAGCAGCGGCTAACTCTACACAATCTAACCTAGGAACAAATGGTGGTGCAGGAGTCACATCTTCCATTACTGGAACCGCCGTAGCCCGTGCAGGTGGTGGTGGTGGCGGTGAATTCGGTAGGACTGGAACTGCAGGTGGCGGAAACGGTGCCATAGATTCTTCCAGCACTGCTGCAACCGCTGGAAGTGCCAACACTGGTGGTGGAGGTGGTGGAGGTAACTACCGCACAAATACAAGCGGAGCTGCTGGTGGGTCTGGTGTTGTAATTATTCGTTACCCAGCAGCTTACTCGTTGACTGTAGGAGCTGGTTTAGTAAGTTCAACCCTTACAGTCGGTGCAAATAAAGTTACGACATTTACATCTGGTACTGGCACAATAAGTATCAGTTAGAAAAGGTAGACTAGACACATGGCACATTACGCATTCCTCGATGAGAACAACATCGTAACTGAGGTAATCACCGGACGTGACGAAGATGACCTCGTAGACGGTGTATACGACTGGGAGATTTACTACGGTCGCCTAAGAGGTCAGCGCTGTCTGCGTACCTCCTACAACGGCAACATCCGTAAGAACTACGCTGGGATCGGCTACAGCTACTCAGATGAGCTAGACGCCTTTATCCCTCCTAAGCCGTACGACTCATGGGTGCTTGACGAGGAGACCGCTCGCTGGGAGGCACCAGTGCCATACCCAACCGATGGTGTGATGTATTCATGGAACGAAGAGAAGCTCGACTGGGAGCCAATCGTATTTGAGGTAGCTGAGTAAGTGTTACCGCTGTGGGTGCTTGAGCAGGTTCCGCCAGGGCCTACGCCTACGCCTACCCCAACGCCCACAGTAACTCCTACTCCTACTCCTACTCCGACACCTACACCCACGCCTACTCCGACACCTACACCCACGCCTACTCCGACACCTACACCCACGCCTACTCCGACACCTACACCCACGCCTACTCCTACGCCGACCCCCACTCCTACGCCTACACCTACACCTGTGCAGTTCCGTCAGTGTACGTCGTTCGACGTGGCTATCGGATGTTTCTCGACTTCGTGCTGTGTTATCGCAGCTTGTGCTTCGGGTAACTCATGTGGTGCGTCAAACTGCTCGACTTCTGGCTGGTGTACCTAGTAAGCTGATGTCATGCCACTAACTGACATCGACATCGATTTTGTCTTTACTGGAACCCCAGGCGTTGCCCTGGCATGGGTGATCGGTGAGGACGTTGTGTATGACCTACCTGTGTCACAGGAACACTCAGAGGTATTTCTAAACGCCAACGAGGTAGTAGACATCTCCGAGCAGTACCCAGATCACGACGGCGTAACCGTATCGCTACGTAAAGACGGCGAAGAACTGATGCAGCTTTCGACTACCGAATACTTCGCTGCTGTTCTGCAAAGCAATCCGCTCGTACTCAATCTGGCTGACTACGCATACGGACGCTACGTATCTGCACCTCACGCCAAATTTGACGGCGAGAAGTTTATCGTCTTAGATAGAGATGTGACAGGGCTATGGCCTTGGGGAAGTGGACACTATGACGGCGTGGGAACGGTATAAAGAGCGCAACGGATCAACACCGCTTGATCTGCTCAATCCAAAGACTGAGCGAGCCTCGAAAGAGCTGGCTGCCGAGCGTATCGAAATCTGCAAAGCCTGCCCAGACGTAATCCCTGTCGTCAATCAGTGCAAGCACTGTGGGTGCTTCATGGATCTCAAGACGACCCTCAAAATCTCTAAATGCCCAATCGGTAAATGGTAAACATCTTTATCAGTATCGCCAGCTACAGAGACCCTGACCTGGTCAATACTGTACGTAGCGCATACGAGAACGCTACACAGCCGGACAAGCTGTTCTTCTCAATCCTCAGCCAGTCAGACATGCACCCTGACCTGAGCTTTGTGCCTACGAAGCAACTGCGCTATCTGCAGGTCTCGCATGAGGCGAGCAAGGGTGCATGTTGGGCAAGAGAGATAACCTCACGACAACTCGTCGGAACATACTTCTTACAGATAGACAGCCACTCTCGGTTCCGTAAGGGCTGGGACTCGCTGGTTATCGCCAACTATCGCAGAGCGCAGGCTCACTACGGCGAGCGCATCTTCTTGACGCACTACCCCGATCCATTTGAACTCAAAGAAGATGGGTCAACTGCATACCTAGGGATGCCGGAACATTACAAGCTAAACGCTTACTGGCACGATGGTAGCAAGATGGTGCAGGGCGAGTGGGCTTTGACAGAGGACACCGAGCATGGGGACGAGCAGTACTTCATGTCAGCTAACTGCCTCTTTACCCGTACCGAGTTTATGCAGGAAGTCCCATACGACTCAGAGCTGTACTTCACAGGGGAAGAGCCGTCGCTGGCGCTCAGGGCTTACACACGTGGGTTCAAGCTCATCAGCCCCGTGGTCAAGTTCATGTTCACGAACTACAACCGTGAGAACTCAAAGCGCCCTCTGCATTGGAACGACCACAACGACTGGTGGCAGCTGAATCAGCAGTCCTACAAGCGCCTAGAACGCATTATGAAGGGCGAAGACATGGGCATCTGGGGAATCGGGTCACAGGAGCTTTACGAGGACTACATGGCTCGTACAGGCATCGATCTGCGTGTGCAGGACTATAACATCTAACTGCTAAACTTATAGCGCTACAACCTACATTCACACCTAAAGGCATGAGTGTATGGACGAGAACATTCCAACTTGGGCAATCGAGCTAATCAAGCAGGTCGAGCGCCTCAATGAAAAGATTCCAACCCACATTGACTGGGTAGAGCGCAACCTCAAGGACCACGAACGTAGAATTCGATTCCTAGAGAAGATGGTTTGGATCGCGGCCGGTGCGTCCGGTCTGGCCGGTTCGGCACTAACGAAGTTGATGAGCTAATGCCACGCCTACCATTCCCAGAAAAGTCCATCACCGGCGTCTATGGTTCGATGTCGGAGTTCCGCCGCAAGAACAACATGCAGGCCCACTCGGGTACCGACTTCGCGCCTGCAGGTTCAAATAAGGGCAAGACTGTTATCCCTGCCGTAGCTAACGGCACGATCTCATTTGTGCAGTGGTCCAACGTTCTGGGCTGGGTAGTCAACCAGAGCGTATACGACATCAAGAAGAAGAAGGTAGCCTACGTGGGCTACTGCCACCTAGCCTGTGCTAAGCACGGAATCAACTGTAAAGGAGGCCACGATGCGTCAATCGCAATCGCTGTCAAAGCAGGAGACAAGGTTTCTGAGGGCATGGCTATTGGCACAATCGGCAATACTGGTAGCGCCAGTTCCGGTGCTCATCTTCACCTTACTATTTCGTGGCTAGAGCGTGGAGTCTTCGGAAGCACTGCAGACAAGTTTGACTTCGTCGAATGGGTCAAAACCCAGTCTGCGCCGGCAAAACAAACGAACAAGAAAACGCAAGCGGTGGTGGCATCAAAGGTCTGTCCATCGTGCAAGCAGGAGATAAAGTGAACGTAAAAGCTGTTTCTAAAAGGGCAATCGCCTACATCATTCTGAAGGTATCAGGCACCCTAGGTGGTGGCTTTGTCTTCGGTATCGAGGTCTGGCAGGCTGCCGCTATGGCTGCCTTCATTGGCTTCATGGAGATCACTGAGGAGCTATCCCGTAAGTATGTCGAGGATGGCGACATCAGCGACTCTGACATGAATGAGGTTTTCGGCAAGAAGGCTGCAGAACACGACGACAGCGACCCTGAGCTTCAGTAACTTAAGGTTAGCTAACTAAACTTAAGTAACTGAGGTTCTTCTCGGTCTGTTCGGTTGTTGGACGGCCTCTCAGCTTCTGGTTAGCACTGCGCATCTTCTGGCGCTGCCTCGGGGTCAGTCCACCCCAAATGCCGTACTCTTCCCCTGCCTTGATGGCGTAAGTGGCACACATGTTCTGTACAGGGCATCCGCTGCATAGCTGGGCTGCGATCTTGTAGGTGTACCCCGGCTCAGCGTGTTCGATAAACCACAGGTCTGGGTCGGTGTCACGGCAAGGCACTATCTCATCTGCCTCGTCGATTGCTTTGATTAGCTGTTCGTAGAGTTGGTAGTTGTTCATAAAACAGACAATAACTATCTGTTATTGAAAATGTCAAATCAGCGTTCGCCTGCAGAGGTGCCGCCCCAGACTCCGTGCATCTGGTTAGTCTCTAGCGCGTACTCAAAGCACTCGTTCATAATTGGGCAGGTCTGGCAGATAGCCTTAGCCACTTTTGTCGCGTATTTACGCTCTTCTGGGTCTGCGTAGTCCTCTGGGAAAAACACATCTGGGTAGATCTCACAGGGAACGCCACCGGCTTCGTGTATCAAAGATAACAATTTGATATACGAACTAGATAAATGTCCGAGGCTCGGCATAAGCTAACCCTACCAATGAAAGGAATAAATTGCAGGTATACGCACCAGAAGAAATAAACGGGGCCAAACTGCTCGGAATCTATGACTCAGGAAGCCCTGAGTGGCACGCTGAGCGGTCCAAAGGTGTCGGAGGTAGTGAAGTAGGTACCGTGCTGGGTTTGAACCCTTACGAGAGCGCCTACGCCCTCTGGGCTAAGAAGACCGGCAAGATCCCGAGTGAGATAAAAGAGAACTGGGCTATCAAATTCGGCAAGGCATTCGAAGAGCCAATCCTGAAACTATGGGAAGAAGAGCATCCCGAGTGGGAGGTTTTCTCCACAGGCACCTACGCACACCCTGAAATTTCGTACTTACACGCGAATCCTGATGCTCTAGCACGTCACAAGCACAATGGCGAGTGGGTCATTCTGGAGGTCAAGACAGCGCGTAGCACATGGGAATCGGTGCCAGACAGCTACATCGCTCAGGTCCAGCACTACATGGGAGTCATGGGCATTCACCGCAGCATTATCGTCGCGGTAGCGGGCATGACATGGAATGAATACGCTGTCGAATTCAATCAAGCGCAGTTCGATGCTCAGGTGAGCGCTATCAATAACTTCTGGGACTGCATCGAGCAGGACCGCAAGCCAGCATGGGATGGGGCGGAATCGACCTATCAGGCGGTAAGAATTCAGTACAAAGAAATTTTAGATGAGGTCGTGGACTTAGGGGACATGGGTAAAGAGCTAATGGATGCTCAGCACGCTGTGGACCTAGCAACGATGCGTCTAAACAAAGCGAAGTCAATCGTCACTGACTTTATGGGCTTGGCAAAAGTCGGTGTCATATACGACAATGGGGTCGAGAGGAAAGTAGCCTCTAGACAAATGAGATTCGGTCAGCCATCGCTGATCGTCAACAAGAAGGGATAACAATGGCTAGATTCAATCTAAGCGACTATCAGGATGTGCAGGCTCGCCTAAACATTCTGCACCGGGACTACCCGGACGCACGCATCATCACTGAGAACCTGACTACCGTGGCAGACCGACAGGTCAGCACATGGGTCGTAAAGGCTTCTCTCTATCTGACAGCCGAGGACCAGTCACTCGGTCTGGCCAAGGCTACCGGCCACGCATTTGAGATTGACGGTGGAACTGGTGCCAACGCTACGGCTGCTCTGGAGAACGGGGAGACGTCAGCGATTGGAAGATGCCTCCGTATCGCCGGTATCGGTGAGGGTCCAAGCCGTGAAGAAATGGCGAAGGCGAACCGTCAGGTTACTCCACAGCCTGCAAAAGACTGGCTCAAAGAGGCAGATAAGATTATGAACATCGACGCCATGCGATGGCTCTACGCTCAGGCAAAAGAGGCAGGCGCTGCACAGGAGATTCTGGAGGAATTAGTTGAACGAGCCAGAGTACTCAGTGCTGAAAGCGAAAGTGCTGGAGCTGGAGGAAGCCTACCAGCAGGCAAAAAGGACGGGGCAGGTAAATGAAGCCAAGTTCTGGAACTCCGAGATCATCCCGTATTTGTTGGTGCTAAGTGAATCCATTAGAGATAGCAAGACAAATCGCAGAACTGACAGCGGAGAACAGCCGCGGAGCTGACGCTCTGTACGAAGCTGAGATTCGACTGGCAGAGGCCGAGAACGAACTCGACCTAGTTGAAGCACGTGCATTCCTGAAAGCAGAGGGTGCAGTGGCGGTAAGGGAAGCTCTAGCACGTCTGGAAAGCGCTGAGGCGCGTTTACAGCGGGATTTACGCAAGGCAGAAGCAAATCGTATTCGGGTCAAAATAAAAGGGCTGGAAACAGCCATTATGGCCTCTGCGACACAGGCTAAACTTATCGCTTCCGAACTGAAGGTATAAATGGCAATATCCAAGGCTCTTCGTGAGCGCATCATCAAGCGAGACAACCACCAGTGCTGGCACTGCCCAGAGGTAGAGGCGATAAGCCTCCAACACCGGAGGAATCGGGGGATGGGTGGATCGAAGATCTTGGATGTTCCATCGAACCTCATAGTTTTATGCAGCGCCATGAATTCGGCTATTGAGAGCAATGCCGCAATCGCTAACCAAGCAAAGGATTTCGGTTGGAAGCTGTCATCATGGGACAGCTTTGACCACCCGGTGTTCAACACGAATCAAAATAAGTGGTACGTGCTGGACGACAAGTTCAATCTCGTAGAGACTGAGGCTCCGGGTTATTTGATTTAGGAGAGAACATGCCTCTAATTAGGGGACACCATTCATTCGATGACCACTTCACACAGATTCCAAACGACTGGCTGAGAGATACGAGACTGAGTCTAAAATCGATTGGGCTACTAGCGCAGTTGATGTCGCATTCTCCGGGCTGGAACATGTCGATTCGGTCGCTTGCAAAGGCGAATGGAACAGGTGTCGACACGATCAAGACTGCCGTCAAAGAGCTGGAATTATGCGGGTATCTGCGTCGTAGCGAGCGTCAGAAGCAGAACGACGATGGCACCTTCGCAGACTATGACTGGGTTACGACAGACCCGTTCCAAAATCCCGTCACGGTGAAATCCCGTCACGGTGAAACTGCACACAAAGAAGAACATTCTTTATTAGAAGAACAGTCTTTGAAGAATAACAAGAGAATTACTGCGCAAAATGAGTTCTTCAAAGAGTTTTGGAAAGAGTATCCTCGTAAGCTCGACAAGAAGAAGGCTGAGCGTGCATTCAAGTCAGCGATGACTAGAGCAAGCTTTGAGGACATCCTTGCCGGGACAATCAGATACGCCAATGATCCAAACCGACTTGACGAATACACGAAGTATCCGGCATCATGGTTGAACGCTGATGCTTGGGAGAACGGTCCACTGCCATTCGACCCGAGAGCAGCTAAGAAGCGAGAGCAACAAGAACAAGAACGAATAATGAAAGAGTGGGGAAACCTATGAATATCAACGAGACGAAAGCAATCCTGAAAGAGATTGCCCTAATTGACAACCGCAAGCTCGACGAGAGCGTTGCAATGGCATGGCACGCCGTCATCGGCCACATGAAGTACGAAGTGGCCCAGCAGGCGCTTATCCTTGCCAGACAGGATGCCAACATCGGATACCTAGAGCCGAAGCACATCGTGCAGTGGGGCCGTGAGGCATCTCACAGGCTCAATCGCAACAACTACGAAGAGCCAACCAAGGACATGATTCCAGAGCCTCTATGCCGCTCACACTCAAAGAAAATCACTGAGTGCAAGGCGTGCTGCAGGGCTTTGGCACAACAGGCAGACGCTTGGGGCATGTTTGTTGTTCCATCAAAAGAGAACAACTGGCACGACCCAATGTTCGCCAACACGAAAAAGCTCCACGCTTGGGCAAAAGAAAACATCTATGCTTAGAGTGTGGATGAGTTCGTTACCTGCGCTCGATGCGGTCACACCTTCGAGGTTGATCGTAAACGGCGTAAGTTGCGCATGTTATGCGAGAGCTGTAGAGTAACGAAAGCAACAACAATCAAAACTAAAGATTCGGTCTGTCTCCCGTGGCACGGTCACTTTGCGAATGACATGATGACACCTGTAGATGAGGATGGGCTTCCGGTTATGCCGGGGGAGCGTACTTGTGGGAACTCGGACTGCGTCTCGCCGCATCACTTGAAAGGATAATCATGGCACTAATCAAAATCGAAGGCGCTACTGTCGCCTACATCAACTCTAAGGGCTTTACCGCAAAGGCACCTGTCGAGATTATGGGAGAAACCCGCGACGAGTACTACAAGGTCTGGACCGATCAGGCAGTACGCGAGGGCGATCTAGTAGACATCGTTGGCCGTGTATCAGCTCGACTAGAGGAATACAAGGACAAGCGCACCGGCGACATGAAGCAGGGTGCAGCACTTCACGTAAACGACGCAAAGGTAACTGCTTCTGCAGGAGCGCCGTTCTAGTGACAAAGCTTGTAGGGCTGCTGCACGTCGTACTCTTTGGCCTGTTGGCTTTCCAAGCCGAACCTATAACAGCCACTATTGCGTATGTTGCGGCGGCCCTACATTTAGTCGCAGTCATCAAGTTCTGGTATGACAATGCGGCTTGAAATCTATGGCGACCCTGCCCCTCAAGGTAGCAAGCGCATCATCCACGGAAGACTGGTAGAGGCTTCATCAGAGAAGCTCAAGAGATGGCGTAAGGCCATCGCAGCGGAGTGCCAAGCCATTCGCCAAATAACAGACAAGTTTTACACGGATTCGGTTGCGGTCCGTGTTGTGTTTTATCTGCCACGCCCCAAGACTGTAAAGCGTGGCTTCCCTATCGTTCCACCAGACCTTGACAAGTTGTGCCGAGGACTACTGGATGGAATTGGCCAGTCGCAGGTTATCTGGGGAGATGATTCTCAGGTAATCGATCTGCACGCCACGAAGGTTTATGCGGATGACCGCGAACCCGGCGCGACAGTCGAAATCATCGAATATAACGATTTGATAACCGTCTAATAAATCTCTTGCATATTGTCCTTCCCCTCCTGTAGCTTATTTACAGCTTGAGAAAGGAAAGCAATGATTACAGAGAATCTGAATCGCATTAGCGCCGAGCTAGAAAACATTGTCGAGAAGAGCTACAACCTTGGCAGGATGTCTGCCATCGAGGATCTGGAGCTAATCTCAGACCGACAGTGGAACGAAAACAAACTAGAAGAAGCAGAGCTGCTACGCCGTGTAGCAAAAGAGCTAAGAGACGGAGAGTAACAATGAAAAACCTATGGAATTCAGTTCGACGAAATATTGTTGAAGCGCTGTTTGCCAAAGAGCTAGACGAGGACTACGCACTCGGCATTGACGAAGCACGTCGTACAGCATTGCTAAGACTCATATTCCTACGTCAGAACGCACTCAAGAAGGACCAGCCGGGGCTAGACCTAGCAATCGACTTCCTAAAGGCGCTAGAGGAGGCACAGCAGAAATGATGAAGATAACTGTGTGGGAACTGCCTTCGTGCGTTCAATGTATGCAGACTAAGCGTGAGTTCGACAAGCGTGGAATCATCTACACCACTCGCAAGCTAACCCCGAAGGCTGCCGACAAGTTCTTGGCTATGGGATTTACTTCCGCACCGATCATCGAAACAGATGCCCGCCGATGGTCAGGTTTCCGACTGGACAAGATCAAGTCGCTTGACCATCACTTGAAAACCGAGCGTATGCGTGGTATCAGCGTTCCCCTAGAGCCTATGAAGCAAGTAGCAGACGAGGTAGACGATGAGTGACTTTGAGAAACTCTACGAACACTCAGTCAAAGAAGTTCGTGATGCGCTAAACCGAATTGCCACGCTCGCTTATGATGCAGGCAGAGCCGATGAAAACGCAGACATCATGAACTACCTCAAGGGGCAGGCTGACAAGCTTGAAGCAAAGCGGTCAGAACCTGACATGGACATCAAAATCTTCACGATTCGCAGGATCGTAGAACACCTAGAGCTGAAGGGGACAGGCAATGAGTAATCTCGCACGAACGCACGAAAACAGCTCAAAAATGGCAAAAGCGTACCAAATTTGGTACGGAATTGGCACGAACGCACGAAAAGGAGAGCAGAAGTGAACAGAGAAGAAGCCATGAAAGCCCTTATTGAATCTGGCATGGAGCTACGCCGAGATGACATTGAGCTAGGTAAGCAACTAGAGCGTGAACGCATTATCAAGCTTCTTGAAGATCCAAACACTCTCGGCGCATGGTGGTCTAACCCCGAAGCCAACATTGGGCTTTACGGGAACCTAAAGAATTTTGTTATCGCACTAATCAAAGGAGAGCAGAAGTGAGCAAGAAGAAACCTAAGCCACCTACTGACTGGTGCGATGTTGTGACCTGCTCTTGCGGAAAAGGAGAGCAGAAGTGATTGAAGAAGTATTTGACATGGATGCAACTCCAGCCAGAATCAGCATCTATGGCAACTGGTTTCTAACCCAAGGTGATGTTTATTGGCGTGATCGCTACTTTTACTTTCGGCTGAAGCATGAATACGCCTCATTTACCGAGTATGCATCCGATGACTGGGTAGAGCAACAACTTGACGAAATCCAGGAATGGGGCATGGACTACCCACAAGACGAAGTGACTTCGAAAGAGGTAGCTAAGTTGTTCTGGCATCTAGTCGTCACAAAAGATGCAGAGTATCTTGAAGCGCATAAAAAAGCAGTTGATGAAATGCACGCCAAATACCTAAGAAAAGGAGAGCAGAAGTGACCTTACCAAAAGACATACTTCCACAAGTGACTGCTGCCGAGCTAGATGCTTTCAGCACTATTGGCGGAGAGGAAAGGCTCATCGCTTTTGTCAATCGCTTTCGTGAGCTAGAGCGTGAGCGCATTATCA